TTAATAACCATCCGATCCCACGGCGTGGGGCATGGATGGGGCAAACTCACTCAATTTCTGGTTGAGGATGAGTACCTGGTCCTGGTTATTTTCAGCCATCCAGGATCCGTACACCCGGTAAACCATTTGCGCGTCGGTGTGGCCCATTTGCTTCGCGATGAAGTTCGGGTTAGCACCGGCAGCCAACGACCAGCATGCATACGTGTGTCGGGACTGGTATGCTCTGCGATAGCGAATCCCGGCGCGCCGCATTGCTGCCTCCCATGACTGGTTGATCGACCCCACAGCGTAATGATGCCCGGCACGGCTGTTACGCGAAGCGATCTGCGGGTTGAACACGAACGTGCACGGATGCACATCGGTACGGCCATACTCGCGGAGTTTCACTTCAACCTGATACTGCTTACCCAGGCGTGTTAACTCGGCCTGGCTCTTCAGCACGTCGATCGCTGGCTGAATGAGGTTGATGATACGGTCCGTTCCGGCCTCTGTTTTCGGAAGGGTGAACTCCTTCGTTAACGTGTGGTTCCGGCGGATCATCATCGTACCCGCTTTCAGGTCGATATCTTCCCAGGCCAGCGACACAAGTTCTCCGTGGCGCACACCGGTGTAGACGGCAAGAGACCACATGTTTTTCAGTTGCTGGTGGGCGCAGGCGTTAATCAACCTGACAAACTCATCGCGCGTCAGCGGGTCAGGCTCGCATCGTGACCGCTTAAGCATGGCGATCCCGGTGAACGGATTCACCCGTACATAACCGCTATCAGCGGCAAACTTAAACATCCCGCCCATGGTCTTCATGTAGTTGTTGACCGTTCTGACGGAGCGGCCTTTAACCGGAGTTTTTTGCCCGGCCTTCAGAGTGTGATAACCGGTCAGCAATTCCTTCCTGATAAACAGCAGGTCTTCCTGCGTTACCGCAGATACCAGCCTGTCGCCACCAATCCTGGGCACCATGTTGCGCGCTATAGATGCATAGCGTGACATCGCGTTGGTGCTGATCTCCATGCGCTTCAGATCCAGCCATTTATTTGCCAGTTCGAGAACGGTTATCTCCTTGCTCTCAACCCCAAATTTCTTCAGGTTCGGTGAGTCCGGGAACTGGGCGGCATAGTTGAAGTTGCCGGTCTTAATCGAAAAGCACACCGACGCCCGCAACTCGCCAGCTACTTTTCTGTTTTTTGGTGTATCCGGCACGCCGAGGCTTTCACGCACCCGGCTGCCTTTATAGATGAACCATATGCGGAGCGTACCGCCATGGTTCTCCACGCCTGTTGGGTATGCTGACTTAGCCATTATTCCCTCCTGACGTCCAAGAGCCCGCTAAGCATAAACGGATCTTCATTGGCGCGCACCCGGCTGTTTCTTTGACATGCTCTCCACCCACTGGTCGACAGCCTTTCGGTTGTACATGCATTCGCTGTTTTTCTTCGGCACGCCGTCCGGTGAGACGTGAAGGTATTCCCGTCCTACCATCCAGCATTTTTTGCGGGCCCGCTCGATAGTGCCCGGGCGAAGGCCGGTAATCTCGACGAGCTTTTCTTCGGTTACCCAGTCATTGGGCACGATTAAGGTCATTTCGCTCATGGGTGTCTCCAGGCAAAAAAAGAGCCCGGCGCGGGGCCGGGCAAAAGGGATGACGTTGCAGTGCTTTCGCACCCAATAGCCAGCTCATAACTGGCTATCAGTTGCGTCATGGTTTGATGTGGAGGCGCGGCTCGCCGTCTTTCGGCTCCGGCCACTGGCGAGCCATATTCACCTTTAGCTTTTCTTCCAGCGCCGCGGTGATTTGCTCATCGGTGATACCGGCGCGCCGCTGCGCGTCCCATAGCAGGAACTGCATATCAGCCCATTCACTTAGGTCGGCAGGATCGGCAGCAGCTTCCAGTGCCTCTTTCGAAAGGTGCTTCAGAGGTCCGATGGGACCGACATTGCCGAAGGTCTTTTCTGACCATTCAGCGTGGCGCCGCCGGATCAGGTTTCTGGTGAACTGCGATTTCTTCGATTCGTAAGGTTTCACGCTCTCTCCTCATGCTGCACGCTGGGCGCGCAGTTTCTTCAGGTGTTCTGCTGTTTCGATTTCTTCTGCGATCCGCTCAGCCTGTGCTTTGGTCAGCGGCTCGAATTCATGCTGAAAGCGACCTATGCTGGCGATGCAGGTGCGACCGTTGCGGATGTAGTGGATTACTTCGTGGGTAGCGCGGAGGATTTTGCATGGCTCACCGAACATGTCGGCTTACCAGGTATTAGGCTGGATTATCCTGAACATTGGGCACCACCTTAAATTCGATTACCCAGACCCAAGGGTTGACCTTCCAACTTTCATCGCCGTAAATAGATGTCCAGAGGCGAGCAAATACATCGCTTAGGCAGTCACCACTTTCCATATCAGCAATACAGCAACCTTCTTTCGATGCATCAGAATCGCTTATGCTGTTTAACCTCTCTACCCGCACCCCGGTTATCTCCAACGTGATGCGGCTGGCCCAGCGCGGCATGTGAATCGAAGGAACCCATTTACCATACGGACCGTTTCCGTCAGCTGCGTAAAGAATGGCTGAACAACCAGCAGGCTCTTCATGATCAGGAACCGGGCTGAATGTTTCACGCACCCAGATGCGATCGCCGACGGCACCGAACGGACAGGCGTAGCCTTCATTCTCATCGGCAACGCCAAATACATCTTTCTTTGCAGGCTGCAAGTATCCGTTTTTATCGACCACGCCAGGCGTGTACCAGTGTGCGTTTAAATCCAGATCGTAACCGTTATGCGTTGGGTGGAAGCCATCAGACGGCTGAACTTTCATGACCCGCCGCGTCTGCGTCTTCCGCCCGTCGAGGATGGCGCGCACCATCTCGCCGTTAAAAATCATTCCGTGCTCTTTCACTGGATCCCCCTCTGCTTGTTCCTCAATTCGATGACGCTCTGACACTCCGCGCACGTCTGGCAGCCGGGAACGGCAGCGCGCCGCGGCTCGGGAATTGGTTCGTCGCATTCTTCACAACGCTCAGCTGATACGTCGTTACGGTTCACTCGGTGAGCGGAAAGGGCAGCGTTACGCTGAAGCTCTTCAATCTCTGCTGCGGTATCGATGATGTCCATGGTCAATGCTCCCGGAACTGTCGGTTAATTCTGTTGAATGTGAATGCCAGCAATAAAAAAGGCCGCTTTAGCGACCTGACGATTATTGATTTCATGGCTGAATCCACCCCTTGCCTTTAACGTGCTGGATGACACCAAGCTTCCTGAGCGACTGGAGCCGGCGGTCAAGGATGCGGAAGACGTCCATCGGGTGCTTTCCTTCTGCTTCAGCAATGACGAGGCACTCCTGCCTGACGGAAGGGCTAAATATCTTCGAAAACGAGGTTGGCTGAGCGCCGATAGCGCTTAACACCTCGCTATCAAGCTTCGCGTATTTGGTCATGCTGCACCGCCTTCATTCTTCTCTGCTTCGACTGCCATCTGCTCAAGCCGTCGAGATAGCTCGGCGGCCAGTGTCTGGAAATCTTCCTCAGACGCCACCGGAATCGGCACGAAGCGAATCCCGATATGCGCAAGGTTATTGGCGATTTCGAGGCTTTTCCTCAAATCAACGGGCGAGGCTCTATTCATGCGGCACGCTCCAGTTCTATGATCCCGCCGCGCACTGCGTCGATGATGCGTTCAAGGTATTGATAATTGTGATTTGGCACTGCCGGCCATTTGGCATACCACGGATCATCACCAAGTAGTTCCAGCAACTTCTCACCGACTCGGCAATCGCAACAGTTAGCCTTCACATCCTCAGCACCCTCTGCCTCCTCCCACATTTCCCTGGCATCATCAGCATCGATTTCCTGCTGGCGCCGGAGCTTGATGATCTCACCTTTGACGAATTCAAGGTTGGCGTCGTTGTCATCATCCACCGTGCTTTGCAGTTGCGGGTCGAAATAGCCTATAAGGTACTCATTGCTGACGCGCTTAATGAAGTCCTGCACGGTATCACCGCCCATAGCAAACCAGGCACCGGTCCAGGCCTTACCGAAGCAGGTGATGGTGATGCGCCCCTTACCGGGCTCATAGTTTTCAATCATCACCCTTACCGGGTCGAGGCGTTCAACATCTGAAATGGTAAACGCCAGAACATCGCTTTTTTCAACCTTCACGAATCAACTCCGAAGCGGCGATTAAGCCGACCTGTGTATACGACGAACTCCAGGAGGCTAACTCCCAGAGCTTCTATTTTCTTGTGATGCTTGTTGATGATGGGAGGCACCGTTTCGTTCCAGTTAGGCTTTGGCTTCTTGCGCATGGCCTGCTGGATTTCCTCGGTGCAGCGGCGGCAAGCTGCGCGGATGGCGTTGTCTTTTTCTGGCGTCATGCGGCCTCCCGGCGGGCGAGAAGTTTCGTCCCGAAAGCCATAAGCTCGTCCCGGTCCACAGTTGCAAAGTGGCAGTGTGTACGCGGATACGGTCGCCAGATGATGAGCATCGACCCTTTATTGTTGCCGCTGACTGGCTTACCGGTGACCGGGTTGATAAATGCGAGCCGCCCGGCAGTGATAAAGCGAACCTCACTGGCGGTCTGGATCGCCTCTTTGAACCAGCCAACCGAAGTGTCTGCCGGAACCAGCATGACCGTGCCGATCTGATTGGCGCTCTCGGCAGCGGCCTTCTTAACGAACGGCATGATGTCGCTGTATGGCGGGTTCAGCCAGACGTAGCCAGGCACATTCAGGTAATCAGCCCATGGCGTTTCCAGAGTGTTCTGCTCGGCGGTGATGAACTTCCTGCACAGAGCGTTATGCGGCGCTGCGGCGGCATCAAGCTGGAAGCAGAACTCAGCATCAAGGGAAGCGAAGAGGGCTGGTGGAGTGCGCCAGAGGTCGCGCTGGTCGAGCGGTGTTTTACTTCCGCCATAACCACCATTCAACTTCTCTGCTGGCAGCGCTGCGGCGATGCGCTCACCAATCCAGCGCATAACCGGCACCGCCATGCTATTGCCGATGGCTTTATAGCGTGGCCCGTCCGGGCATTCATCAGCATCCTTTCCGCGCCAGCCGATCAGAGTGTGATTATCAGGAAAGCCCTGAAGGCGCTCGCACTCAATCGGTGTTAGGCGGCGAACCTGCATACCCCACCCGATAGCCCCTACACCCATGCCTGCACGGCCGCCATTCGGCGTCAACAGCGCGTTGGCTGTGCCGTCATTTCTCACTTCGACCGTACTTCCTTCTGATCGCCCACGGATTGCCAATGTGAATGGTTCAGTAACTATCGCGTTTTCCTGTCCGTTGTTGCGTCCAAGAGTGTGCGCCAGTTCTCGGTTGGTGTCAGGATCCTGCGTGCCGTGCACTGCGAAAGTCTCAGTATCAAAATCCAACCTGATCCCATGCGCGGTGCAGGAGGTTGCCACATCAATATGGCCGGCGGTATTGCCACCGCCAAAAGCAATCAGATGTCCAGCTTGTGCCTGGTTGTCGTCTGCGCCACACGTTCCAACGCCTCTTGCAGTAAGTGCGGCAACAGCCTTTTGCGTTTCTCGGCGCGGCGCAGAATCCCGGCGCACGCTGTCGAGCTCAAAAAGTACCGCTGAGGGATCGAATCCTTTTCGAGCACTTGCGACAACGAACACACGGCGGCGTCGTTGGGCCACTCCGAAAAATTGAGCATCAAGGACGCGCCAGGCAATAACCCTTTCTGGTCCAGACACACAACCTGCGTGCGTCCATTTTCCCCCTGCTGGTTGCAATTCACTGCTTTCTCCGGCAAGTCCTGCCAGAAAGCACCCGAAGGCATTGTCTTTGCTGCTGAGCACGCCGGGGACGTTTTCCCAGACGATGATTGCTTCTGGCTCACCGCGTTCGCGGCGCTTTGCGTCGATTGCATTGGCTAATTCCACGTAAGAGAGGGTTAACTGCCCGCGGTCATCAGACAGGCCTTCACGTAAACCGGCGATGCTGAATGCCTGGCAAGGCGTACCGCCGACCAGAACATCAGGCGCTTCGACATCACCAGCGCGCACCGCATCGGCGATTTTGGTCATGTCGCCGAGGTTGGTTACTTCCGGCCAGTGATGGGCGAGGACTGCGGAAGGGAATGGTTCGATTTCAGAGAACCAGGCAGGTTTCCAGCCGAGAGGTTCCCACGCTTTACTGGCAGCTTCGATGCCGCTGCACACGCTTCCGTATTTCATGCCGCCTCCTGCCTTTCCCGATATTCCTCAGCGAGCCGCTGCGCCTTTAATGGATTGCTGACCACTTCACCCCATGGCATTAGCCAGCCGTTACCAATGAAGGGAAGGCACAGCGTGCCAACCCTGATGTCGTCGTGAGCGTGAGTCATAGGATGGACTCCATTTCGTCGATGTAGAGGCCCTGAGCAATCAGGCGGCGGCGGCGGGCGGCACGTTCAATGCATTCCTGCCGTCTACCTTCCTGCGACTGCTCTATGGCGCGCCGGGTGAACAGCCGCGATTTGCCCTGCGGCGTTACGACCTTTGGCTTCGTGACCAGGTCGAATGCCCGGTCGCAGATGCCGTCCTCGTTGACCCATTTTCCCGACTCAACGATCTGCGCTATCTGTCCTGAGCCGCGGGTAATGCCGTTGGCGACCCGGTTAAACTCAATGAGCGATACGCCAAACTTCTCGGCGATTTCGCTGCCGGTGACCGGGCGACCGCGCGTCTGAATCATCCAGATAACGCGCTCTCGGAGGCCGGAGAATTGCCCGGTGCGCCCGGGCCTGCGGTAGAAGGGTGTGCGTTTCATTTCCACTGCTCCCCGAACGTGAAGCCGATTTCCGCCAGCGCCTCGTCCATGTTCTCGATGAACTCCGGCACCATTTCGTTGAAATCGGTCATGTACTGTGGATCCCGCTCAACGACGACGTGGTGAATACCTTCGCGTTTCATGCGCGGGTCGTAGTTTGCAAAGAACCAGGCGTCTTTTCCGGTAACCCACATGCTGTACTGCACCTGGGCCATGTACGCAGACTTGATGGCTTCAAAACCCCCAAGGCGGAATTTCATGAAGTCGCGAGAGGTGAAAGGGCATTTAAGCTCAAGACCGAATCCGTTACTGCACAGGCCGTCAGGGGAGCACGCGGTGCGCATGCTCTCGTCACGGAACAGGATCGGAGACTCCGTGACTTTCACGTCCGTGGTGAACTCGAAGAGGGTGCGGGCGTCTTCCTCGTACTGCTTGCCCCAGGCCAGCGCCTTGGCGTTAACCTCTGGCGCGACGCCGGTGCATACCTCGGCGAGCAGCGTGTGGAAGTAGGACATTTTCATGTCTGTCCACTTCTTCCCAGATCTTGGCTTTGCGATGACGTTATGCACTTCGGAGGCGGTGATGACGCCGAGGCGCAGCCGGTGCCACGCCTCATCGCCCTGTTGGATGGTTGTTACGTCAATACCGGTCCGGGCCAGGATAATTTCTGGTGTCATGCTGCCGCCTTAGCTCTTTTCTGAAGGAAGCCATACCCTTTCTGCGCCTCTTCTTCAGTGAGTTCTGACGCCTCAAGGATTTGCCGCTTGAAGATGTCGCTGCAAAGAGGAAGAAAGTCTTGCTCCATGTCCTTACCAAGCTCTTTCAAAAGATTGGTAATGGACTGGATGGTTTCTTCGCTTGCGGCTGGTGGAAGCGCTTCTGTGGTGCTGCGGGGCGTGACGTCACGGATATCAACGTCCAGTGATTTGCCTTCCATTTCTTCGGCGGTAGGCTGCTGTCCAATCTCAGGCCATGCCTTACGCAACGCCTGGGCTTCTGCGCATTTAGCCAGCTGGCCGTATGGGCGCTTTTTCCACATCGCGTTCGGCGCCGTGGTGTCGCGTCCGCCGGTGGCGTAGTTTTCAATCCAGTATTCTTTGGCGCTGAACTCGACGATCTCTCCGCTAGGCATGCGCTTGTAGACGGTGTATTTGCACCACTGAGGGAATGTGACCTCGACACCAGAAAGCGTCTGCGTCGTGTCTGGACCGAACTCTGGTTCGCGGGCACCGGCATAATCACCTGAGCGGTCCGCCTGAATGCGGTAAAGCCCGATGCCCGGCATGACCACGTCGCGCCAGTCGCCTTTACCTGTTTTCGAGTCTTTGACGTACATCGGAACGAGGTGGACAGGTTTGAGCAACGGATCCAGCTGGCGTGCGCGGCAGTAGTCAAGCGCCATCATTACCGATTCGTCTTTGGCGCCAGGGTAGATGCTATTCTTCAGCGCGCTCCAGGTGGAGACGTCGACGCCTATCTCCTGAAGTGACGTCGCTGTGATTGTTAATTCGTTTGCCATCGTTAATCCCCTCAAAAATTAAAACGGGCAGCCGGTACGGTGTTCCCAGTCGTATTCCGCCTGGGCGTAAGCAACTGCAGAAATGAAATCGTTGTACGCCTCGCCAGCTTTATCGCTGCGAAGCCCTTCGTACGGGCTGGAGTCAATCGGGATCGTGAAGTGGAAGAGGCCGGACGGTTCTTTTGGCATCATGTCGATGATTTGCTGCGCCCGGTCACCGATCCACTTCTCTTTCTCGTCGTCGAGCTGCTGCTCAACCCATAGCCGATCTTCGATGCGGTCGTAAGTGAGGTATGCGTTCATGGCTGAACTCCTGAAATTTGGATGTGCAGATCCCGCCCGCAAAAAGCCAGGCCGATCGGTTGAATAGGGTGGTTAATATCAGTGAACCATCGGCTCGCCGCGCTCATTCAGCAGCACAACGACGGAATCACTTTTGATGATGGTTTTTTCGAAGATGTTGAAGGCGTACAGGCCTTTCTCAACGTTCGCAGAGGCGCGATAAGTTTTGCCGTGGTGTTGCAGCATTGTTCCCGGTAAAACCTCGCTACGTGGCACTGATGCGGTGCCGTAGTGCATTCCAATCATACCTTCACCTCAACCTGTTCCAGGAGGCCAGCGATATGCATCTGCCAGCGGTTCAGCACCAGTTTTTCCCGCGGTGCCGACACCGACGTCAGCTGCCACTCGTTATCGTTGAGCTTTTTGGCGGTGTACTGCTTGCCGTTATGGGTGACTGTCATGATGCCTCCCGAGCGCGGAGCATTGCGTCGGCAATGTGATACGCATCTTCGGCTAATTCTTTGTATTGTGGTGATTCAGGGCCTCCACCAAACGAATGCCCGTCCCATCTGCGCACAATGGCAGCCATGGCCTTAGCCGCGAAGTAGTAGCGTAGCGACATACCACCATTGGTAATAACCTCTTCCACACCTGGGGCTACCGTCTTTCTTATGTGCGGAAAAGCTGGTCCGCCATGATTTTCTTTGCTCATAATCATCTCCGCGCTTAAGGCCGCGCCGCCGAACGTTAAACAAGACTTCTGCGCTAATGGGCGGTGGATGGCCGCCGGTTGTCATAACTAACCGCACTCATAGAGAACGGTGAGGTATGAAAAAAGCCGCTGGTTAGGCGGCTTTACCTTCGAACTTTGCCCCGCAGAACGGGCAGTAATTAATTGCGAGTTTGGTGTCAGCGTTTGTTAGGCGCTGCTCCGGATCCCCGTTTTTCTTGCGTTTGCGATATCGCACGTTGAATGGGAGCATTACTTGGCAATAGTCGCCTTTTTCGAGAACCCAAACGCGGTTACCAAAATCACACTCATCCATCGAATGAACGGCGTCACCAAGTGCCTCTTTGACGCGCTCTATCATCCTTTCCTTAACTTCTGTGAAACACTTACATGCCATCGCCTTACCCTCTGTAGTTAACCGCTGATGTGGGAGAAATGCTTTGGTCGGTGTGGTGGATTCGTGGACCGGATTGATCCGCGAGCATCACGAATCAGCTGCCCACCACACCCCAAAACATTCCACTGTATGCCCCGGAATAATCCGGGGCTGAATGTTGGTTTTCAGTCGTCACTGTTACCTGTTACATAACTCCTCCGATACGGTGCGCCGCGTCGAAAAGGGTGGCAGCGGCTAGCCATTTGAACGTGATGCCCAATCGGGCGTGAAAGATTCTGTGATTCAGCCCAACCCACTCACTTCGAATGGACTGGAATAAATCTGTTTGCGCTTCGCACCTCTCATCCCGTCAGTGTTGCCCGTTCCCACGCCTTTATCGCTCTCGCGAGGGGGTAGCCTTCTCACCGACCGGTTCGCCGCCGGTGATACGCCGCATTTTGTGCGTTGGGGTCTAAACAGGATTACCGAGTGCTGTTCCGACTTTGCATGTTATTAAAAAGCAGGCGACTTGCTGTCCGCCGCTGGCTAACTTCGCTCAGCTGTCGATGTTTCGTTTCGATGGATTAAAGATACAGATAAAACTGTATTATCGTCAACAGACAAAACTGTATTTAATAGCGTGCGAAACATATGTTTCTGTATTTATGAGTAATTTATTTTGTAAGGACGAAAAAAAACCGGCATTAGCCGGTTTGATTAGACGTTTGAGAGGGGGTTTTAGCGTTTGCGGCGGTAAATACGGTGCTCAATCATTACACCGATAATGGTTAAAGGTTGGTGATCGCTGTTAATGACAGGGTAGTCGTCATTGAGTGGGACCAGTTCAAAGTGCTGGCAGCCGAGAGGGTCTACCCATGTCGGGCGGTATTTTTTGAAGGTTGCCTGTGTTCCGCCGTTCTTCGCAACAACAAATTCCCCAGGCGTGGGTTCTACCTCAGGGTCGACAATAATAACGTCACCAGCCTTAAAATCTGGTTCCATTGAGTCGCCTTCAATACGCAACGCAAAGGTGTGCTGGGACACATCCAGATCAGTAAGTATGTATTCAAGGCTGCCATCGAAAGCCTCGATAGGGTTTTTCTCAGCCAAGGCTCCTGCCTGTACGTAGCTTATCAACGGAACTCTCCTGCTGTTGATCTCTGCCATCGGCATAAACGCGCCGCCGTTCATTAGCCAATCGGCGTCGCATTTAAGCGCCTTGGCTATTCCAATTATATTACGTGGCTTGAGAGTTTTCCCATCTTCAATGCTCTGCCATGACTGCTGCCGAATACCGGCCTTCTCAGCAGCTTCTGTCTGGGTTAATCCCAGCTCAATTCTTTTTTGTTTAACGCGATCCGCAAGGCTCATAAATCCCTCTCTCTGTATGCCTTGATAATCACAGTTAAAACTGTAATTGACAAACAGAAATAACTGTCACAGAATACAGATAAAACTGTGGAGGTGATATGGAAACAATTTCTCAACGCCTCAAGCAAAAACGTGAAGAGATGAATCTGTCTCAGGACCAGTTAGCAAAACTGGCTGGCATGAAACAGCAATCACTTCAGGCCATCGAGGCCGGGACTACTAAGCGTCCACGTTATTTGGTTGAGCTGGCTCGGGCTCTCAAATGTGAACCTGAATGGCTTCTTTTTGGCGATGAGCCGAATAAAACAACAGCCGCTTAACGGCGGCTCTAACCACGAAAGGGAAAGCAATGCATTCACTTGCGTATCAACAAGGTAACAAATTTTCGCCAACGGCGATGATTTACCAGAATCGCCGGGAACCTGATTCCTCGGCGTTAAACATCGATGGGATCCGCGCAGCCGTACGCGCCTGGGCAGCTGATTGCCGCAGCCGTGAATTTGTCGCCGCTCTGATTGTTGAAGAGTGGCGGGCAACCGGCGGCACCGGGCTGGATATCCCGACTGACTCACACCGCCAGATGCAGAAGGTGTTCCGCTGGATCGACGGAGACACCGAATATGCGACCAACAACATTCGCCAGCTGGCGCCGGCAATCATGTCCGTCCTGCCGCTGGAGTATCGCCATCGACTTCTTCCAGAGGACAGTTTCATGTCCCGCTTAGCTCGACTTGAGAAGGAAACGAGCGAGGCGAAAGTGGCCGTTGCGATGAACGCCCCGCGTCACCAGAAGCTCAAGGAACTCAGTGAGGGGATTGTAGAGATGTTCCGTGTCGACCCGGATCTGACCGCTCCGCTGATGGCCATGGTCACTTCGATGCTGGGGGTTATGTGAGAACTATAGAAATGGCGAAAGCCGGTCTGCGCGAACAGAGCCGACTTTCTGGTGCAAAAACGAGAGTAGTTGCAGGAGGAATAATGGCAAAAAATCCACGCTATTACCATACCGCTGTACATAAAAACATAACCCGCGACCGCTTCATCCGCTCGGTTAACCCGATTGTGGCAGAGAAGATGCGCGCCATCCTGGAAGAACTGAAACGTAAGGAGAATGGCCGTGGGTAACGTATCCAATTTAGCCGAAGCCAGAGAGGCCAGAAGGCTCCAGAAACCGCGCACGAATGACGGTAAGGGGTTTGCCTTGCTGCACCGTAAAATTATGGATGTGCCGTTCTATAAGGACGCTGAGGCGGCTCATTTATGGGTTCACCTGCTCCTGCGCGCTAATCACGAACAGACACTGGTATCGACTGATGTCGGCGATGTGATCTGCGAACGCGGAGAGTTCATTACCGGGCGAAACACGCTGGCAATGGAAACGGGTTTGACCGCTGATCGCGTTAAATCACTGCTCCGTAAATTCCAGAATCTGGGCATGATCACCACCAAATCAAACAACCGTTTTACTGTTCTAAAAGTGGTCAAATATGACGAATATCAGTCAAATTTTTGTCCAGCCGATGTCCAGCCGGTGTCCAGCCCAAACGCAGTCGTACCAATGCCTGTGGAGGTGGAGTGTCCAGCCGATGTCCAGCCAGTGTCCACAGATAACAATATATTAAATAACTTACTACCTAACGGTAGTAAGTATGTCGCAAATGACCAGAAACCCGCTGAAGAGAAAAAGTCCCGTTTGTCATGCGATGAAGTATGGCAATGCCTGAAAGACGAACTGCCTGAAGCCCGGGGATGGAGATGCCTCACTGATGAGCGACGCAATCTAATCCGCACCTTCTGGGGTAAGGCTAACAAGATTGCCCGCAACCTGGACGGCAAGCCGATGGATATGGACGGTTTCAGAAGCTATCTGCGCTACATCGCTCAGAACTGCCGCTGGATGCTTGAAGACCGACCAGACCAGAAATCCGGGAAGACCTGGCGCCGCATGAAATTCGATAAGTTCCTGACCGAAAAGCTCTACATCGAAGTGCGCGAGGGGGATCGTGATGACCGCTGATTTCATGGCTGTACCACAAAACCTCGAAGCAGAGCAGAGCGTTATCGGTGGCCTGCTGCTGGATGATGACAACAGCGAGCGAGTCCAGAAGGTTCTGGCGATGCTCAAGCCTGAGTCGTTCTACAGCCGACCTCACCAGCTGATCTTTGCCGAGATGCGCCAGATGTTCCGCGACAACAAGCCAGTCGATGGTCTGACATTGTTCGACGCGCTTGAAGGCAAAGGGCTCGCGGAGCAGGTAGGTGGCTTTGCTTACCTGGCGGAGATAGCCAAGAACACTCCCAGCGCTGCAAACATCGTGGCATACGCTGCGTCAGTCCGGGAAGCCGCAATGGAGCGCTACGGTATCAGCCGCCTGACCGAAGCTACTGAGCTGCTGTATTCCCGTAACGGCATGAGCGCTACGCAGAAGTACGAGGCCATTCAGGGTATTTTCACCCAGCTCGCAGACCATTCAAAAACCGGTAGTCGCCGTGGGTTGAGATCGTTTGGCGAGGTTATGGATGACTGGGTAGCAGATCTGGAGAAACGCTTTGACCCTTCAGGCGAACAGCGCGGCATGAGTACCGGTATCCCGTCACTCGACCGACTGCTGGCGCCGAAAGGTCTGGTTAAAGGCTCTCTGTTCGTGATTGGCGCAAGGCCAAAGATGGGCAAGACAACCCTGTACGGGCAGATGGCGATCAACTGCGCGGTTCGTGAGAAAAAGCCAGCGCTGATGTTCAGCCTGGAAATGCCAGGCGACCAGATCCTCGAAAAACTGGTTGGTCAGAAGTCTGGAGTTAACCCGAGCATTTTTTACATGCCAGCCACGGATGACGCCGATGACCAGTACCAGGGCGATTACGACGGCGACTTTAAGAAGGCGATCGCCACCGCCGGGCGATTGAGTGAAATCGACATGCTGTACATCGACGATACTCCTGGCCTGTCACTGGCGCACATCGTTAGCGAAAGCCGCCGAATCAAGCGCGAGAAGGGCTGCGTAGGAATGATTCTGGTTGACTACCTGACTCTGATGACCGCCGAAAAAGCCGACCGTAATGACCTGGCCTACGGGATGATCACCAAAGGTCTGAAGAATCTCGCCAAAGAGCTTGGCTGCGTCGTCGTGCTGCTGACCCAGCTCAACCGCGAACTGGAGAAGCGAGTGAATAAACGCCCGTTGCCGAGTGATTCCCGCGACACAGGGCAGATTGAGCAGGACTGCGACTACTGGGTTGGTATCCACCGGGAAGGTGCTTTCGATGACAGCGTGCCGCCGGGAGAAACCGAGTTAATCCTGCGACTCAACCGCCACGGCAGTGCCGGAACGGTTTATTGCAATCAGAACAACGGGGCAATTTACGACACAGATCAGCAGGCCGCCGCCGCAGAACGCCGCGGGCGTGAGCAGCAGCCGAAAAAGAAAGGGGGATTCTGATGACCATAACCATTCGTGGGCAGATTCTTGCAGCCCTGCGTAATAACCCGGGCCTGAACAGTGCTCGTATTGCCAGCATGATCGGCATGACCACCAAAAAGATTTCCGGCCCGTTAAGTACGTTGTTTGCAGACGGCCTGATCGAGTTCGAAGGTAAGCACGGCCAGCGGCTGTATCGTCTGACCAGCTACGGCATGAAATACGCACCGGAAACCATACCGGCCATGCCGAAGGGAAATTCGAAGCTGGTGCAGCGTACAGAGGCAAACGTGATCTGCCAGGAGTGCCGCAACAGCGCGGCTATGAAGCGAGTATTGATGGTTTGGGGGAGGGAAGGGGTATGAAAATTTACATCGCAGGACCAATGACGGGTTACGAAAACTACAACCGTCCGATGTTTAACGCAGTAGCACAGCAGATGTTATCAGGTGGTCATGTGGCATTAAATCCGGCCACGCTCCCGGATGGTTTATCTCAGCGTGAGTATATGGACATCTGCCTGGCGATGCTTCGCTGCGCCGACGCCATTCACATGCTGCATGGGTGGCAAGAGTCGGAAGGTGCCGTCGCTGAGCATGCCATGGCTAAAAAGCTGGGAATTAAAATTTCTTACCAATTTGAAGGAGCTGCCGCATGAAACCAACATACGAAGAGCTGGAAGCAAAATGCGCGGCACTGGCTGCGGAGAATGCGCTTCTGAAAAAATCGGAGCCAGCACCATTCAGTAAGCTGATGATGGAGGCGCTTGATGTTTATCAGGCGGGCGCTGATGAAGTGCCGGAGTTGGCAATGCTGAGCGCATATAAAAAATTGCGAGATGGGCTAAAAACCCCAGCGACCGACGCTTTCCTGGCTGAAGTGCGGGCGCAGGGTGTAGAGATGCTCACCAAAGAGATGCATGCAGATATCAGCGGTGATGATGCACGCGAGTTCGCCGACAATCTTCGCAAAGGAGTGCAGTCATGATTACAGGAACCTCTCATTACGACGAAGTCCAGGTGGTGCCATGCACAATCTGCGGCGGTTACTACAAGGCTGATGAGCCAGAAATACACGTCTGCGAGGAGGCCGCCCAATGAGCAACATCGACAAACGCGCATTACGAGAAGCTGCGGAAAAGGCTACGAAAGGTCAGTGGGCTGTTGAGTTCGACGATGAGGTTTACTCCACTGATGGCGTGAACAATGAGCAAATAGCCATGGTGTTCAGTGAAAACGAAGTGCGTGACGCTGCGTTCATCGCCGCCGCTAACCCCGCCACCGTGCTGGCGCTGCTGGATGAGCTGGAAGCCAAAGACCGTCGCATCGAAGAAGAGATTGCCCGAGCTAACCGCGAGCATCACCGTGGTTTCATGATGGCGTGCGGGCATCTTAAAGAGCATTCAAACGTTCATTATGCTGATGCTGCCGAGATGGAGATAGCAGCCCTTCGCAATCGCATCAATGAGTTGGAGTCCGCCGCAGCCGGTAAAGGAGGTGCATCATGATCACCTTCACCAAAGAACAGCTTATCGCTTCTGCGCACGCGCGTATTGAGTTTGCAGAGATGATGCTGGCTGGAGAGTTAGAGCCCCTCAAAGAGCGCACATGGTCAATTGAACTGGAGCTGGCGCGTATCGCGCTGGCATCACTCGAAGCGGATAGTAAGTTAAGCAACTTCATCGCTACTCAGGAATCTCTGGGTGTCGCTTTTGAGAGGGTACTGGCTGAGAATATCGAAGAACTTTACGTTCCCAGCAAATCAACCCCGCCAGCGCTGGTATCTGATTCGCTTCTGTCTGAGCTTTTAGCGATAGCGAAGAAGGCGGCTGATGCAGCAGACGAATGCGCACATGCGGAGTGGAGCGATGACTCCATGGAGCATTCAACTGCAATAGCTGATTGGGAACGCCGCGCCTCCATGCTTCAGGGTGACGAACCTGTAACGACGGCTTACAAGTTGCCGGATGAGTTCGACTTCGATCGCTTCAACGATGTCGTATGGCTGGAGGCTGTGGCAAGCAATCCGCACATGCATTCACCAACAACATCGACTATCGCTATGGTGGCGCTGGAGCTGAACAGGAAATTAGCCGATGGCAACTCTCCGGTGATTCCGGATGGTTGGGTGATTCTTCCTGCTGAGCCAACCCAGGCAATGATGAATGCGTGGCTTTCAGAGGTCGCCAACTGGCACGGACATGCAGCAGGATACAGGGCCATGATTGCAGCAGCGCCGCAGCAGGAGGCTAAAAATGTCTAATTTGAAGCCAGGGAATGTTTATGTCGAAATATCTCACAATCAGGCTGGAGGCCTTTCCCTCTGCGTAAGCAACGATGATGGCGGGTGCCGAATCTCCGGTGCCAAGGTTGGCGGATGCGAAACTCTGAAGTGCTTTGAGGTTAATGCGGAGGAGCTAATCGCGCAGATTCGTGAGCACGCGAAAAAGGCAACTGGAGAGCCTGAGCATAACGACGAAATCGCTATTCAGGCAGGTATTGACCCAGCCTTAGCTGATGCTTACATGCAAGGATATCACGACGCTGAAGCGCGGAGAGCTGAGCGGCAGGATGCTAACTGATGTGATATAAAACCCCTTCATGGTGGAGGGGTTGCTTATGTCAGAATATGCGAAGCTGTCAGAAGACTTGTATCGGGAAGCGTGTCGCATTGTTGGCGAGTGCTGTCTGATGCTTGCCAGCAATGATGCGGAAACAAACAGAGACCAGCTGGTTCACGAATTAAAACGACTTCACTGGGAAATCATGAAGCAAACAGACGAATCCAATCTGCCTATTTTGCTTGCCATCGAAAGACTTACTACCAGCGAGGACTGGAAGAAGCCATATCTTGGATGATGCCTGCTCCATTCGAGCATAACAATCAGGCCTCTTCGGAGGCCTTTCTCTTCAGTTGATTTTGTTGAATCAACCGTCCATACTTTCTTTGCTGATGGCCTGAACACCCATTGGTGACTTCTGCGCATTTAAGGGGACTTAAATGCGACCACAATCTGAACTCCTCACCTTGTCACAGATGCAGAAATGCACCTGCGATTTTCTGCATTCTGCGTTACCTCTCGGAGGTGGCGCATGAAACAGCACTACTGCATCGTCAACGACACCGTTAAAGAGAACCTCATTGCGTACATTCGCACCCTGCCGGTAAACCCTCGCGCGCCGATGGTGGTCGAGGCCCGGGAAGAGACCCGCACCGATAAGCAGAATCGTTTGATGTGGCCGCTACTGAAAGACCTGTCTGACCAGGTTGTCTGGCACGGCGAAAAGCTGACCCGCGAAGAATGGAAGGACCTAATCACCGTTCTCGTAAACCAGACTCAGGATCAGGAACAGAAATCCGCGCCGGGCATCAACGGCGGCCGCGTTTATTTCGGCGTCCGCACATCCAAATCCAGCAAACGCTACATGGTCGACGTGATCGAGGCGATTTACTGGTTCGGAACCGACCGCGGCGTGAAGTTCTCCGAGGTATCCAGTAAGCGCATTGCCTGGGCGCAAGAGTGGAGGGTTTCCCGTGGGTAATCCTCTCGCACGCGTCATCACAAATCACATCTTCAACGTTCCGGCGCGCCGCAAGCGTAAGGCCGCGGTTAAGCCGTCGGATATTCCGACTCTGAAAGGCTACACCGCCCGCCTGGTGGATCAGAAATGGCTGCGTCTCGCGGCACGGAGGAATCATGCGTAAACCATCCCGCCGTAAATGCAAAGTATGCGGTGAATACTTCGAGCCGAAATTCCACGACATCCGGATCCGCTGGTGCAGTCCGGAGCACGGCACAATCCTCGCGATGGAAGAACGCGAGAAGGAGAAGGTGAAAGCCGCCGCTAAGCGAATCAAGGAGCAGAAAGATGCAGAGAAGGCCGGGCGCAAACGCCGCAAGGAACGCCTGGCAGAGCTACGGCCTGCCGGGTACTACAAGGCGCAGGCTCAGCAGGCATTCAACGCCTACATCCGTGCGCGTGATGCTGGTTTTCCGTGCATCAGCTGCGGCGAGGCCAACCCGCCTGATCTGCACGGCGGCCAATGGGACTGCGGTCACTTCAAAACGGTCGGCGCCAACCCTGAGCTGCGCTTTGAAGAACGCAACGCCCATAAGCAGTGCAAATCGTGTAATGCCGGGGCTGGGAAGTATACCGCCAAGGAGGCCGCTGTCGCGCAGCACTACGAAGCGGGCCTGGTCGCTCGTTATGGGCAGGATTACGTCGACTGGCTCAACGGTCCCCACGAAATGACCAACTACCGCCGTGAAGATTTCATTCGGATCCGCGATGAATACCGCGCCAAGCTCAAAGCACTGAAACAGCGGGAGGGCGCATGAAACTTGAGTCTTTATTTCTGCTGGCCTTTTACCTCATTCCGCTGATCGCGATGGGCATTATCAGTCATATCAATTACAAAAAATGTCGCATTCAGTTCTCAGCAATCAGCAAAGGTATTCGGTTTCAAAGAAAGTACCAAATGCTGAAAAGCCTTCACCCGGGCCGGGAGGACTTATGAATTTTTCAGAACTTCTCCGGTACCAGGCAGAAAGCGTTAAGCGCGCCAACCTGCCGCCAGTAGCAAAGCACAGCCAGACCAAAACCAACCAGCCTCAGAAGGAAGCCGCATAATGAAACTGGAATTAACCAACGACCAGCATCAATGGGTAGACCAGTGGCTCCAGTTGTGGGGCGCATGGTGCCAGACCGGCAAGATTGATAAAGCGATGATCAACATGATTGCCAGATTCATGGCTAACGTCGAGCCCCAGCAAGCATCACGGCCGGTATGTAGTGATGATGACGGGATGCTCATTGATGCTGTCATTCGCCACTACCTGAAGAATGTGGATGAAAATGCCTGGCGGGTTATCTTCGCCTACTACGTCTGCAACTCCAGCGAGATCCGAATTGCATCATGGCAGCATGCAGTAAGTAAGCCTCGCCTTATGAAGACGCGTGGCGGCAATCAGTACAAACACCCAAGCATCTCGACAGTCCGTAGAGAGGTGAAGCAAATCATCAATGCTTCATTGTTCTGTTTATACCAACCGCTTCAAAATGCGTTTAACAATCGCGAAAATGTGAGGAAAATTGCAAAAAAGCCTCACAACACGCTTGCTTTTCAATGAACAAATGAGCAGAATAAATCGTATATGTTGCCGTTGTTGTGTGTGACATGAATGAATGCCAAGCCTCGCCATTGTGCGGGGCTTTTTATTTGCCTGTAGCTCAGAGGAAAGAGCAACCGCCTTCTAAGCGGTTGGTCGCTGGTTCGAATCCGGCCAGGCGAGCCATCTGCAAAACAAGTCGTCATCGCGGCGGCTTTATCTTGCATCAGGTGCATAACTGAATTCGCGAATACGTTATGCCGTCCGCTCCACGAAACGGAGTGCACAACAGGAAAGAGCATTGGCGTGAAGGGCTCATAACCCAACCCACGCAGCAGCATGGAGTTGGCGCGAAGTGCTCAGTGCTCTGTCCGTTGTGGTGAATGCGCAGGCTGATGCGCAAGGGCAAGAATCTTTCGCTGGATTCGGTGTGGCCACGCAGCCCGCTGTAGGCAGTCGCAGCAAGCCGGAGATCAGCGCCGGCCACCACAAACCAAACCCACTACCTGGGACCTTCGGCCAGAGAGCCGACATTGCCTTACCCTCACATTGCCAGCCTGTCGCTGGCTTTTTTATTTTCAGGTCCCGGGAAACATCCTCGACACGCCTACTTGTTAAATCGTCCCGAGGGCCTGAACCAACTACACACGGAATAAATATGTCTGAGACCTTCACTATCGTAGGCGTTGGTCTTACATCGTCATCAGTCGGTGTAACCTTTGCCACGCTGTTTCCGGAGGCGACTCCAGCAGTGATGCTCGGATCACTCGCCGGAACGGCGCTATACGTTCTGACCTCAGATCCCCATCAACTCTGGAAGCAGGCTATCTTTGCGCTGATATCGTTTATCAGTGGTGTGTTCTTCTCCGTACCCATGGCGAAAATCATGGCCGGAATCATCAACACGCCGTTAAGCCTGATGAAGCCACCGGCCAGCATTGAGGTATCGCCAGCTGTCGGTGCAATTGTCACTGCTTCCATTTCCGTGGCAGTCCTGCTGCGTATTCTCCGCAAATCCAAAAGCGGGAAGATGCCGGGGCTGGGGGAGGAAGATAAATGACATGGCAGCTTCTTCTGATGGATGCAAACGCCATAGTTTGCCTGTTAATCATGGTCAGGCTGATGTTTTTCCGGAAGGAGGGAAAGCGTCATCGCCTGAGTGTCGCGGTGCTGGCCTATCTGGTCATTCTTGCCGCCGGATTCAACGCCTTCAACATTCTACTCGGCCACTACGTACAGGTTAACCTCGGAGATCTGCTGCTTAACTCCGTCATCTGCATGGCGGTGTGGCTGGCACGCGGGAACCTGGCGAAGGTCGTCATTACGGAATAGCCATGACTAAAGACGATATCTTTAACACCATCCTCGGCAAAGAGGGCGGTTATGTTGATCACCCGAATGATAAGGGCGGACCAACGAACTGGGGAATTACTCAGGCAACTGCCCGCGCGCATGGTTATACCGGTGATATGCAAAACCTTACACGTGAGCAGGCTCTGGCGATCCTTGAGTCTGATTACTGGTATGGCCCTCGCTTTGACCAGGTGGCAGAAGTATCCCCTTCCATTGCCGCCGAACTTTGCGATACCGGTGTGAACATGGGTCCATCGGTGCAGGTTAAATGGTTCCAGCGCTGGCTGAACGTTTTCAATAACCAGCAGCAGTTCTATCCGGATCTGATCGCCGACGGGCAAATCGGCCCACGTAGCATCAGCGCGCTAAAGTCCTTCCTGGAGAAACGAGGCGGCGAAGGGGAAATCGTATTGCTTCGCGCACTGAACTGTAGCCAGGGCCAGCGTTATCTTGAGCTGGCAGAACAGCGGCCAGCTAACGAGTCATTTGTTTATGGCTGGATGCGCGAGCGGGTGAGCCTATGACGACACTCAAATCTGTACTGGCGGCAATCGGAGTTACGATCCTGATGGTGCTTGGTGCGTTTGGTGTGGGCCGTTTGCGCGGACGTGAACAGGCTGAAGTAAAAGCAGACCGGCAGCGCACAGAAGAAAAGGCCGCAGCCATTGAGTCAGCAGCCGAACGCCGGGTAGAAGCAACGAAAGAGGCCAGCAATGTACAGCAGAATGTTAACCGCATGCCTGATGACGATGTTGATCGCGAGCTGCGTGACACGTGGAAGCGTCCCGGTGGCGGTTGATACAGCCTGTGACTGGGTAAAGCCAATCTACCTTACTGATCACGACATTGATGTTCTTGACCGCCAGACGAAGCGCGACATCCTCGCGCATAACAAAGCGTGGCAGGCGAACTGCCAGAAAACAAAAGGATCGGGGGCAAAGTGACGAAAACCAACCAGTGCAGTGAAGGTTTCGACAACCCATCCAAGTTCCGCGAGGAATGGGATAAGCAGACCAAGGGGAAATAGAGCCTCATCCATGAGGTTCTGACACAGTCTCTCCTCTGGACTTTAACCGTAGCAAATTCTCACAGCCTCGCATCCGCGGGGCTTTTTTATGCGCATCGCAGCGCATTGCCAACCGAGAGCCTATAGGAAGCGAGCCTGAGATAAATCGTTATCTCTCGGGGCGGCTTATCTATGCGAACAGGCTCGCAACTTATAGGTGAATTATGAAGAAGTTGATGACTACTGCTTTTGTATTCGTTCTGGTCTGGGGGCTGTTTGGCCTGCTGGTCTACGCTACGTTACAGGGCGACCATTCACTGATGAGCATCGTCGTGGCGGCATACTGGGCGATCATCGCTCTTGCATGCTTCATTTCGCCTCTGTTCCTTGTGGCTGTATTCATGGCCGGGAAAGAGAGTGACCCCATGGAACGTGCCAAGCTGTTAATCCCTCTGAAGGACTATTACAAGCGCAAGGGCGCGATCAGAAAGTTCATTGGACTTGTGACTATGGCGGCCATCTTCGTAATGCTGTCTTACTCCGGATGGGTATTCACATCGCTGTTTTACATCCTGGCATGTTGCTTTGTAACGCTGCTTAATTCGGTCGGCAGAGACAAGTTCGAAGAACTGACAGGGCACATTGTTAAGTTGTGATTCATTACAGAAGCTCTTCACTGAGGGGCTTCGATAATGATCTGTGTAACCCCGCAAGGATGGTGATCACATCTTGCTGACGGGTAAGCCGTAAGTGGCTAAGCACTTCTGAGAAGCAGGGCAACAGCTGCAACACGTGGAGAACGAAATGGCTACCGTTTACAGAATCACAATCACCAAAAAATCCAAAGAGTCTTTTACGGGGCTCATGACCCGCAGCCAGCCTGAGATCGTCAATGGCTATGTCGCTCTGGCAATGGATAACGGCAAATGGCGCTACTTCAGCCAGGACAGCATTGATGACTTCCTGTTTGAGCCTGTAGAGCAGCCAGCAGAACAAATAACGGAGTAACGAATGAGCAAACCGGACTGGGAGGCCATCGAGACGGCGTACCGGGCCGGAGTGATGTCCCTACGAGAAATAGCGTCACAGCACGGTATCAGCGAAGGCGCTATCCGTAAGCGTGCCAAGCGTGACGACTGGTCGCGTGACCTCAATGCGAAGATTCAGCAAAAGGCTGACGATCTGGTACGCAAACAGGAGGTACGCAAACAGGTACGCAACGAAAGCACTTTGACCGAGCGCGTACTGATAGAGGCGACTGCCGAGGTAATTGCCACGGTACGCATGGAGCACAGGGGTGACATTCGCCGGGCTCGAGAACTGACCAACACGCTATTCGATGAACTTGGTGCGCAGTGCGCAGATGTAAGCGCGCTCGAGCAACTGGGCGACATCATGTTTGACCCCGACGATAAAGGGCGGGACCGGCTCAATGAAATTTATCAGAAAGTGATCAGCCTGCCTTCCCGCGTTAAATCAATGAAAGACCTGAGCGACAGCTTGAAGACGCTGATTGGTCTCGAGCGTGAGGCGTACAGCATCGAGAATAAGGCTGAAACGAAAGAGGTCACCCATAACGTCATGCTGGTGCCAACCAGTGACAACGTGGATGACTGGGAGGCGGCAGCGCAGAAACAACAGGACGGGGTGCTCGGTGGATGAATTACAAAGCTGTATGGAAGCCACTGCCTGGATCTCAGTCCCTGGCGCTGAGCTGCCCGTGTAATGAGATCCTGTTCGAAGGCACTCGCGGCCCGGGCAAGACTGCTGCGCAGTTAGCCAGATTCCGGCGTAATGTCGGCGTGGGCTATGGCTCGTTCTGGCGCGGCGTCATCTTCGACACCGAATATAAGAACCTTGCCGACATCATCACTCAGTCGAAGCGTATGTTTCGCCTGTTCAACGACGGTGCACGCTATCTGTCATCTGCAAGCGAATTGCGATGGGTGTGGCCCACTGGCGAGGAGCTTCTCTTCCGCTTCGGCAAAGAGGCGGACGACTACTGGGATTTCCACGGGCAGGAATTCCCTTTCATTGGCTTTAACGAGCTGACGAAACAGCAGTCACCTGAATTCTACGAAATGATGTTCTCCTGCCGACGTTCATCGTTCAGGCCTGAAAACTACCCGCTGGAGAATGGGAAGTTGCTGAGGCCGATCCCGCTGGAGACGTTCAGCACGACCAACCCGTTCGGCATAGGGCATACCTGGGTAAAGAAACGCTTCATTGAGCCAGCACCGCGCGGAACCGTACAGCGCGACCGGCAAATGGTTTTCAACCCTCAGACAGAACGAGAAGAGGAAATCACGCTGACCCGCGTGGCCATCCACGGATCGTTCAAAGAGAACCCGTACCTTGACCCACAGTACATCGCTACCCTGATGGCCATCAAAGACCCGAACCGGCGCAAAGCGTGGGTAGAGGGATCATGGGATGTGACCAGTGGCGGGCGATTCGACCACCTATGGAATGAGTCGCTGCACGTCATTAAGCCGTTCCTCATACCGGATAGCTGGACCGTCGACAGATCCCATGACTGGGGTGAGTCGAAGCCGTTCTCTAATCTCTGGTGGGCGCAGGCTGATGGCACTGCCGCCGAGCTGCCTGATGGTCGGCAGTTCTGCCCGCCGGCAGGGACGTTAATCCTGATCGGAGAATGGTATGGCTGCCCGCCCGATGAGCTGAACAAAGGCCTGAATATGTCATCCACCAACGTCGCGAAAGGCGTGGCGTGGATTGACAAGCGGCTGGTGGGCGAAGATGTCGACGAGCCGGAAGAGATACAGATCGACGGAGTCACGCAGGGCCAGCTAAACATTGTTCCAGGAATATGCTCGGAAGTTATTCCGGGCCCGGCTGACAGCGCCATTTTCAATACTGGTGACGATGAGTTATCGATCGGTCAGAAAATGGAAAATCAGGGTGTCGAATGGCTTGAGGCCAATAAGAAGCCTGGCTCGCGAGTAAACGGGGCCTCGGTATTCGCTGACATGCTTGAGGCTGTAGTTGAAGGTAAGAAGCTGGAATCTGGCATCCCTGAGAAGCCTGCCTTTTACGTTTTCGAGCATTGTCGTGGCTGGATTAGCCGCATACCCGTGCTGGTTCGCGACAGCAAAAACCCGGACGACGTAGATACCCAGCAGGAAGACCACGACTGGGATGCAACCCGTTACCGCGTGCTGCACTCTCCTCGCCGTTCAGGGGCGATATTCTTCACATAAGGACAACTCAGTGAGTAACGATACAGAAATGCAAGTCCTCGCTGGGCTGATTGTGAATAGCCTCAACGAGGTATCGCGATCTCGACAGCTTTATGCGGCCGGCTTCAATAAATCAGGCAACACCAAGCGACATCATCTGTGGTGTGAATTTGGCTATCCTGAGCGCCTCGACTTTGACCACTTCTACAACATGTATGAGCGTAATGGAGCCGCGTTCGGCGCTGTTCATAAGCTACTGGATGCATGTTGGTCTGATAATCCTGTAATCGTGGATGGTGACGAGACGAAGAAGTCCAAAAAATCGACGCCATGGGAAAAGAAAGTCACCAAGCTCATGAAGAAATACTGGGCGAAGGTGAAGGACGCGGATAGACGTAACCTTGTCGGTCACTACTCAGCTCTCATTCTTCAGTTTGCCGATAGCCGTAATTGGGATGAGCCAGTTAATCGTGAAGTGATGCGTAACTCACGCGAACGCGGCTTAGTGAAGATGATTCCTGCATGGGAGTCGCAGGTTAAGCCGGGTGAATTAGAGCAGGATCAGAAGTCCCCTGATTACGCCATGCCGAAGTTTTATTATTTCCAGGAACAACCCGTGGGGGACAACGGCAGTATTGTTGGTCCCATGCGCTCCATCAAAATTCATCCTGAGCGCATCATCATTTTCTGCGAGGGCTCAGAAGATGAATCCTCACTGGCTGGAATCCCTTTCTTGCGTGCAGGCTATAACGACCTGCTGGATATGGCTAAAACCTCCGGCGGCAGCGCTGAGGGGTTCCTGAAAAACGCCAGCAGGCAGCTCGGCATTAACATGTCGAAAGACACCAAGATTGACAAAATCATGGAGGATGCCAAGAAAGCTGGTTATTCAGGGCTGGCTGAGGCTTTAAACGCTGCTATCCAGAAACTTAACTCTGGTACAGATTCGGCCCTGGTGACGCAGGACGGAGAGGCTAAAGTGCTTTCCGTTGCCGCTGCCGATCCGAGTCCAACGTGGACAGTGTCAGCTAACCAGTTTTCATCTTCAGTTCAGATGCCATTCACCATCTTGTTTGGTCAGCAGACGGGAAGGCTTGCTTCAGATCAGGACAAAAACGACTTTGCCAAGCGCTGTAATGGTCGCCGCAACGGGTTCCAGACTGACCGGGCAAGTGCAGTTATAGAACGGCTTTGGACTGTGGAGGTTATCGAGCCACCTAAATCTGGCGAAATCACGTTAACCTGGTCCGATCTACTCGCTCCAAGTGAGAAAGAGAAGATTGCCAACATGAAGGAAATGGCTGCGGTGGCGAAGGATACCCAGCAAGCCTACGGCACACCGGCTGTTGATGAGAACGAGGTCAGGGAAGCGGGAGAACTTGAGCCGCGTGAAGATGTTAAGCCGCCTGACCCCAAAAAAAAGGTAACGACCGATGATCCTCTTTCCGATGACACCGGAGCAAAAGACGAAAGTCGGGACACCGGTAGTTCCGCGCAGCAAGGTTGACCCGACCCGATCGGCAAGGCAGGTAACCGCGATGTTCCGGGATATCGAGGAGCGATATCTCGGCATCAAGCGCGCGCTGAAAGTTCTGTTTGACCAGCGCCTTACTGGGCGAGAGCGAGAGGTAAACAGCCATAACTGGCGCTTCCTGTGCCACGACCATGGCGAGGATATGCGGCTCTACCAGGTCAACGCTGGCAAGTTCATCTACGACATGTCAGCACAGGAACTGGCTGATCTGCTGGAAGCGGTGCAAGGCATTCTCGACGATTACCTGCTGGAAGGCGGCGAGCAAAACCTCTGGGCGATGAATTACGTCGTTGCAGAAGCGCAGCGTGGCACACTGGAGGCATTCAACAACCTCTCGCAGCAGTCTCAGGTGTACGCCAGCCAGACGACGCTAGAGCAGCTTTTAAGCAGCCCCGGTTATCTGAACCAGATTTCTGTGGCCAGGCTGACAACGTACAGCGACTGGAAGGTCATCAGCGATACAGCCCGTGGTGACCTGACCAGCATCATCACCGATGCGGTAGCGCGCGGTGTGAATCCTCGCGAGACAGCCAGCGTCATCAGCAAGCGTCTCGATGTGTCGATGTCGAAGGCCAAAACCATCGCTCAGTCTGAGCAGGTCGGCGCGCTTCGGCAGGCGCAATGGAACGAAACGGACTGGGCCGCTGACAGGTTAGGTCTGAATACCGGCCTTCTGTGGCTGTCAGCGCTAAAACCAACGACGCGCACCTGGCACGCCAGCCGTCACGGCAAGGTCTACACCACGGAAGAGGTGCGGGACTTCTACGCCGAGAATGGTAACCGGTACAACTGCTATTGCAGCCAGATACCGGTGCTGCTTAACGACGACGGCAGCATTTTCAATGAAGGTCTGGCAGACAAGCTGAAGAAAGAGCGGAAGCAATGGACCACTAAGGAGGCTGCGTGATGTATATTTATTCGCAGTTTTCTCATTGAGGATATCGCGATGGTAGTTGCTCCAGTGTCCGGCATGAAAGTTAAGTGGCGCAGCGTCTACTGGCCGATTGGCGAGTGGGTAAATGAAGAGGGTGATATTGTAGAAATCACTAAAAACTTCAGAGCGAAAAGCGACGATGGTGAAATCTTGGTTGTCATGAATAATGAAACATCCGGTGGTGGACATGGTGAGCCTGCTATTACATCACCAACGCCATCATTCATTCATGCTGACACGTTAGATTCGCTGCCACATCCGCCAGGTTTTATTGAAATCAAATAAATTACAGGTCGCTATGGCGGCCTTTTTTATTGCCTGAAATCCACCAATGAGGACCCAGCATGAAACGCAATCGCGTTAACGTGCTGACCGTCGTCAACTCCGCTTCAAACATCACCACTGAAACCATCGACGGCAAGCCACATATCGTGGTTCGCGGCATCACGCCTGTCGTGGACGATATCGTGATGAACCGGAAGTTGTACCCGGCAGCAGAAATCGAAAAGGCCTACAACACGCTCGAGCGTAACCCGATGCCGCTGGGCCACCCGAAAGTGGACGGCAAGCATGTGTCGGCGCGAGATGTCCGGGCGGTGAACGAGTACCACGTCGGGGCCTGGTTACAGAACGTCAGCCACAAAGACGGCAAAGTGACGGGCGACATGTACGTTAACCGCCATTACGCCGAGTCGAGCGAGAAGGGTAAGCGGCTGATTAACCGCCTGGATGAGATGCTGGCCGGCACCAACTCCGACCCGATCCACATCTCCACCGGCCTGCTGTATTCCGGCATAGCAGCCAACGGCGAGTCGAAGGGGAAAAAGTACAACGAAATCGCCACAAACATGATGTTTGACCATGTGGCTGTGCTGCTTGATGAGCCAGGTGCCGGAACGCCGGAGGAGGGCGTTGGCATCTTTGTTAACTCAGAAGGTGATGAGCAGCAGATCGAAGTTGCCCGCCTGGCTGACGGAATCGACTGCACCCGCGATGGCCTGATCAACAAAACCAAATTCTTCTTTACCAATGCCTCCAACTTTTCCTTCGACGACATCCAGCGCGCAATCAGTGAAAAGCTGCGAGAGGGTCGATCTGATGACAACTGGCTTTGGCCAGAGTCGGTATGGCCTGACACCTTCGTATATCGGGATGATTCCCGTTATTTCAAACAGAAGTACATCATCGACGATGACGGCAACGCCCAATTCGTCGGCGAACCTGTAGAAGTCGTGCGCAAACAACCTGAGTACGAGATTAAAACCAACGGAGAGAACGATCCGATGAAAGAGCTGATTATCAATGCGCTGCAAGCCGCTGGTAAGCCGACCGAAGGCAAGTCCGACGCCGAGCTGATGGACGCATACAACCAGATGAAGGCCGACGAAGCCGCCGCCAAGAAAAATGGCGACGAAGAAATCGACCCAGCAACCGGCAAGCCCAAGAAAAAAGAGCAGGCTACAAATAACGAAGAGATGCCAGCGTGGGCGAAAACACTAGCCGATCGCGTGGACGTCGTTTTCAACAGCCTGAACGCGAACGCCGACAAAGAGAAAGGCGAAAAGCGCGGGGCTGTGAAACTGGCGATGAACATGAGCGATGAAGAAGTCGCAGATCTGGACGGCAAGGCGCTCGACGCTATGTACGCCAAGTGCCAGACCTCTTTCGGCCTGAACGGTGCATTCCGCAACCAGGCTACCAACACCCAATCAGTCAGCGAAATGCCGGAGTAAAAAATGGCTAAAGACGGAAAACACGTAATTCACGCCGGTGGCGTATTCCCTAATCCGCTGCTCAACCGTGAAGGCCGCGCCACCGCGGTCAAGCCCGGCACCCTGGGCTTCTTCGATGCTGGCGTCTTCAAGGTGTCGGTAGATGGTAGCGAAACAGCGATTATCTATGTCGCTGACTTCGACTATCTGCGCTGCAAGACGGTAGATGACACGTTTGCTGTCGACGATCTGCTGGTGGGGATCCATCCACTGCCTGGCATGTTCCTGAACGTCCGCGCTGCCGCCGGTACCTACAAAAAAGGCGACGCTCTCTCAATCGTCAACGGCCAGGTGAAGAAATGGGCCACTGGCGAATCAGATCGCTGCTATTGCGACGAAGAGCGCTCAATCACCGCCGCTGCTGGCGACCTCATTCGCGTAGTGATTAAGTAAGGAGTCACTGAATGCTTGTTTATTCTAAATCGCTGGGCGAAAAGACCGGCAACCTGGCCGTGAACCAGTACCAGTTTGGTATGCTGACGCAGGAGCGTAATGCCGCTTTGAATCATCAGGGCATTAACGTAATGCAGGAAATGGCTGATCGCCTGAATGCAGTCAATCAGCTGAATGGCATCAACGCCGTTCGCTCCCCTGCTGACTTGTACAAGGCCTTTGACCAGACCGTGATGCGTCAATTTCAGCCGAACACTGAGTTCACTCTGTTCAACGACCTGATGCCGCTGTCTCGCTCGGTGCGCATCAACCAGACCGTGTACGAATATGCTAAGTCCGGCGGCCGCATGTGGGCTCACACCTCTATGTCAGGCCAGATCGGCGCGGCGTTGGATGCGGTGCAGTACCAGTACGACGGCACGATGGTTCCGGTGCACGATACCGGCTTCAAATTCCACTGGCGTGAGCCTCGCCTGAACAACCCGGATGCGTTCGACATCATCTCTGATGCTCAGTTCGAGTCCACCAACGAAGTCCGTCGCCAGTATGTGGATTACATCTACAACGGCTATCGTGACGCGGAAGGCAACTACATTAAGTTTGATGATAAGACCTGGAAAGGCCTGAAGAACGACGAACGTGTGGCTCTGGTTGATCTGGGTGCATCTGGTCTGAATATCGACTTTACCAGCGCCTCCGCCACGGCAGAGCAGATCCGCAATGCGGCGATTAAGCTTCGCGACACTCTCAAGCTGACCAACAATCAGTACGCAGAGCAGACCTGGTATGTGTCGAGCGCCATCATTTCAAACCTGGAGCGCTATTTCAGCGACAACTACCAGTCTGACACCATCCTGCAAGAGCTTCTGAAACTGTCCGGTATTGCCGCGATTAAAGAAGATGCTCAACTGACTGGTAACCAGATCCTGATTGTTCCGCTGACAGCTGGCGTGATTGCTCCAATTGTAGGTCAGGCGTTCGGCACCGTTGCCGACCCGCGTCCGTTCTACAACAGCGATTACATCTGGCGTACCTGGGGTGCTGCTGGCCTGATGGTTAAGACCGACATCAACAGCAAGAAATCTGTCATCTACGCATCGAGCTAAGGGGTAAGACATGGCACTGGTAGAAATCATAACAGACAATCTCTATGCCGGTGCCAACCTCCGAAAACTGGAGGTTGGTTCGGTGGTAGAGGTAGACGATGCAACGGCAAAACGTTGGATCGACACTGGCAAGGCAAAGGAGACCGACAAGAAGAAAGGCGAAAAGCTGACATTCGAAGTGTCCACCCCTTCCGCCAAAGCAGCGGACTTGAGTGGACTGCAAAAGCAACTTGCCGACGCACTGGAGCAGAACCAAAAGCTAATCGCCGATGGTGAAGCTAAAGACAAGGCTCATGCCGACGCACTGGCAGCAGAAACAAAACGCGCTGACGAAGCCGAAGCAGCATTGGCGGAAGCAATCAAGAAGGCGAAATAACCATGGCTGACCCAATCACAGCGGCAGACGTGCAGGCGTTCCTCGGTGAATTGGGTTACTCCATCCCGGGCGCGCTGCTGGATCCGATCCTCTGCGTGGTGAACAAGATTATCCCGTGCCTCGATGGTGCTGGCTATGACGACTGCACTGCGAAGCTGATCTTGATGTACGCCGCCGCGCTTATGGCTACGTCGTCCGGCGCGCGCCGCATCAAATCGCAGGGTGCGCCTTCTGGCGCGTCCCGTTCGTTTGAGTATGGCGACGACAGTATCACCTGGTTGCGCGACTCGCTGGCCCGGCTAGATACCAGCGGCTGCACCGGAGAGCTGCCGATCAGCGCCGGTAACAGTGTGGGCTTCTTCGCTGTGGTCGGAGGCTGCTGATGACGTACAAATCAGTTAAGCACGGGCTACCGCGTTCCTTCACTCGCGTATGGGTGATTACCGACACAGGGCGGGAGACTACCGGCTACGTGAAATCGGACGGCGAGTGGCATATCAACTGCGCGCGCATCCGGGCGACTGGCGCGAAGGTGCTGCGCTGGAAGGAGGGCTGATGTCATCGGTAGCGAACTGGAGCTATACCGCCACGGCGACCATCTGGCGCAAGCTGGAAGGTAATGACGAATACGGCGATCCGCGCGGCTATGCGGAACCTGAGCAAATCCTCTGCGATTACGAGGGCGGACTCAGCAAGAAGTTAGCCAGCCTGGGTGCTGAAATCGTCGTAAAGAATACGGTCTGGACGGAGTTCGCTCTGGCGGCCGCAGGTGATTATCTGCTGATTGGCGTTTCGACCGAGGCTGACCCGGTTGTGGCGGGCGCTGACGAGGTGAGGCAGGTTATTCGCTATGCTGACACGTTCGAGCGCCTGGCGGATGATTACGCCATCCTGACGGGAGTGTAGCCATGGGCATCAAAGTTAAGGGTATTAGCCAGGCGAAGAAAAACCTTAATGCTCTGGTTGGTGATATTCAGGGGAGAAAGGTCGTCAGAGCCATGCAATCAGCTTTGATTATCGGCGGATCTCAGGCGGCGCTCTATACCCCGATCGATACATCAACCCTCATCAATAGCCAGTTTCGCGAGATTACTGTAAATGGAAATCGCGTGACGGGCCGGGTGGGTTATTCGGCTAACTATGCTGCATACGTCCATGACCCAAGCGTACCTCAGAACTTCCGCCGGGCGACGGCAAGGAAGGAGTTTTTAACCAAAGGGTTTGATGATACCCGCAGGCAAATCGACGCGGTAATTAAGAAGGAACTATCACTTTGACCACTCCGATGTATAAGCGTGTTCGCAACGTGCTCGTTGATGCTGGGCTTACTACTGGCTACATCATCCAGTCTTTGTCTTGGGTAGATTCTGGAAAACTAACCGATCGGTTCATTGTCTTCCGCCCAAATGGCGGCACGGCGATAGACCGGGATATGGCAGCTGATTATTACGTTCTGGTTGACGTTATTGCAGGAACGGCTAAGGGCGATAAGGCCAAAGCCGAGGCCGATGTTGAAGCCATTATCGAATATGTGAAAGCCAATCCGATGACAAATCGCTGCCTGGGGCAAATCTCAAATATGGGCGGCATACCATCACCTGTAATGACTACCGAAGGGCGTATGGTATGGCGCCTGCAATTTGCCTGTCTCTTCGGCGGATAGCTAAAAATCAACATCACACAAGGTCGCTCTGAGCGGCCTTCTTTATTATCAGAAATGAGGTAAGCAACGATGCAAGGCTGCTCCAATAACGAACAACTAATTGGTCGCGCGAAGACGCTGGAACTGGCGTACGGATGCGCTGACATGGTGCCGGAGGAGGGTGACTGGAAGTTAATGGGTCTTCCAACTTCGGCTACGTGGGATTTAAGTCCTGAGGCGCTGACGTCTGATGCGGATAATGGCGGATTCAGTTCAAACCTGATCTCCAGTCTCGATCCAACCTATTCGATTGAAGGTGAGGTACGTGTTAAGGACCGCACCGACGAATTCGGCGTTCAGCAGTTCGTGAAGTATATCGTTGATGAGGTACGCGCCCGCCGTCAGCCTGGCGTGTGGATGCGTTTCCATTGGGGCGATTATTATCACATCGGCTACATGGTGCCGTCTGGTGCCAGTGATGGTGGCGGCGTAAAGGAAATTGTCACCTACAGCTTTGAGTTCAAGCTGGCAGATGGTTCTACTTTCCAGATCACCGAAGCTGATGGCGATATCGCGGTAACAGGCGTGACGGTTACACCAACCAGCAGTTCTATTGCGGCTGGTTCAAGTACAACATTCACCGTGAACATTTCCCCAGAAGATGCTGACAATAAAGTATTTACTGTCACTTCATCCGTGCCAGCTCGCGCTACGGTGGCTTTCTCAGGCAGTACCGTAACTGTATCTTCCCCATCGGGGGCTACGGCGGGAACCGCAGTGATTACTGTCACCACTGATGATGGTGCATTCACGGCAACCCACACCGTAACTGTCACTGTGTAAGCAAAACAAAGGGTAGATCGCTGCCCTTGATTTTGCTTATGGGGGGATAGATGACACCAGTTAAAGAGTTTGGAGAATGCCTTATTAGTGTCGGGGATAAGGACTACTTTTTCCGCCCGTCATTTCTCGCGATATCAAGTATCGGCGATCCGGTAGAAATCGTTCAGACGTTTTACGATCTTTATAATGATGAGGCCGCTAATCTCATCAAGAAGGCTGCCGAATCCTACATTCATTCAGAATATGATAGCCTGCCTGAATATGTAATTCACTACATCAAGAGCGGCATACTAAGCCGTAAGGCGATCATGGCTGCGCATGCGGTTTTGTCTGCATGCTGTGAGGATGATGTAGGGGATCTTATCGGCTGGATGAAGCCAAGTAAAAGCCGGAAGCGCGGATTTATGTGGCGGCAGGGTATTATGTCGCCTCAGGAAATGGTCATTATCGCTCAAAGCTTGATGATGCACGGAGTTATCGGGAAGGGAAACTTACGTAAGCTACAGCGCCACGAATCGAACGAGCCTACCAATGAATTCAGGGCGTCGGATTACATTATTGCTGCGAGAAATCACTTTAACATCAGTAAAGAAGAGGCCGCGCAGTTGACTATGACAGAGTTCCAGATGATGTTGGTTGCTAAATACCCTGAACAGAAGGGGTATACGCGGGATGAGTACGATAGCGCGGCAGATGACTACTTTGCGCGACGCAAGCGCAGGCTGGCAAGGGAGAATCAGAAGTAACCGATCTTCGGTCTACCAGCTTTTGAAGTCAATAAATCAACCTTTTCCGTTGCAACTGTGCTATTCCTGGTTAGGATGTTTCCACCTTTACCAATGGGGAATATGGACATGAAGAGGTTAGCCTTGGCATTGCTTGCAGTGGTTTCTTTTGGGTGCTTCGCGGCGGAAGAAATGAGAATTCCAACCGATACCAAAGCCACTTATACAGTCCTCGATAAAGACATTAATGGAAGTATGGCGACAATAGTCACAAAAAGAGTGGGACCTTCCGGGACCATTTTTACAAAACGCCTTTATGATTGCTCATCATGGACCGTGAAATATTTAGGTGAGGGTGAGTCTCTTGAGCAAATGAAGTCATCAAAATCTGATTCAAGAATGGCGAATATAGTAGAAGGCTCAATAGCAGATTACATAGGCCGAAAGGCCTGTCAGTGAGAATAACCCGCTCCGGCGGGTTTTTTTATGCCCGGAGAAAAGCATGGCCAACAGTGAACAGGTTGGGAATATTGTTTATCAAGTCCAAATGGACATAGCAGAGCTTATTGAAGCACAGCGTAAAGTAAACGATCGGCTTGATAAAATGGGCTCCAATTTCGACCGAGCATCCGGGTCGGTTAGCCGATTTGAGGGAGCGCTTAATAAAGTAGGAGTGGCGATTGCCGCAGCTTTCACCATCGAGACGGCCAAAAGGCTGATTGCGATTGGTGATGAGATGGCTACCTTGCAGGCCAGGATCACCAGGCTCAGCCCAAGTATTGATACAGCGAAAGAGACTATGTCAGCTCTTTCAGCTATTGCATCACAAACAGGTAACAGCCTTTCTGAAACAGAGCGTTTGTGGGAATCACTGACCACAGCATTAAAAAGCGCTGGTGCAACTAACTCTCAGATCCTTGCGCTTACTTCGACGCTTCAAAAGATAGGCACTATCGGTGGTTCATCCTCAGAGGAAATGGCTAACGCACTTCGCCAGTTCGGGCAGTCAATCGCCGGCGGCACAGTACGAGCCGAAGAGTTCAACTCCATCCTTGAGCAAATGCCAGAGCTTGCTCGCCAGATTGCGTCTGGACTTGGAATATCGATTGGTGATCTCCGCAAGAGAATGCTGGAGGGCAAGTTAACGGCTGAAGATGCCCTTAACGCTATTCAAAAACAATCCCAGTCTGTTAACGAAGAGTTCGACAAGATGCCTGTCAATATCGACAGGGCGAAAAATAGTCTGGACGTAGCATTTAAAAACGCCATTAACGACATCAATAATGCGATTGGCTTAACCTCGACCCTGGCGGGGTTGATGCAAAGTGTTGCTGATAATCTTAATTACTACAATAAAAATGTCGGTGATGCTTCCAGGATGCCGAAGCTTATCAAGCTACAGCAAGAATTAAATTCCGAGCTTAAAGATGGTCAGCGCTGGTATGAGACAGACTCAGTATTCCAGGCGCGCCGTGCGCAGGCCGCCGTTCAGTTAAAGCAGGTCGAAGGTGAAATTGCTCACATCAGAGCTAAAGCAGCAAGTGATGCTAAGAACAACCAAGGGTTCAAGACCGAAACAAGCGGAGACGATGCAGCAACATCAAAGCTGGTGAAAAACTCTGAGCGCAGGCTCGCTCTAGCCAAACTGGAAGGAGAGGCAAGAGCAAGGCTTCAGGCTCAGTATGATGCTGCCGACGCTGGGGTTACGGATCCGAAACGCATCAAGACTCTTCAGGATGAATATGCGGAGACGTACCGAGTAACCGAGGCGAGAAAGGAAAGCAATAAAACTGGCAAGAAAACTGAGGCGCAGTCCGAATCAATTGCAAATAAGCTTGAAAATTTGCGTCAGCAGTCAGAATTGGCAGCTGATTCAACGGAGGAGCTAAGCAGAGAGCAGGCCATATTACGTGCTCAGCAGTCACTGGGAAATTCTGCAACCCAGGAGCAAATCAAAAAGGCCGGTGAATATGCAGCAAAAGCATGGGATGCATCAGCGGCAGCCAAAGGGGTTACGGAAGCACTTAAGGCAATTCCTTTGCAGGCGGAGAATAAATCCTACGCCGAATCCATGCAAAATCTGAAGGCCGCACTGAACGCTGGGAAAATAGATCTCAAGGAGTATAACGCTGCCACGGAGAAAATGGCGCTCGAGCACCAGAATAACCTCGCCAAGATTAACGCCCAGGCCACAGTCAATCCGGTAGCTTCTGCCCGAGCCGAAGTTGACCCGGTACAGCAACTGGTGAACGAAAATAACCAGAAGTTAGCCCTGATGCAGCAATATCAGCAGCAGGAACAGGCGATACTCCAGCAAAGTTACCAAAAAGGGAAAATAAATTACGATCAGTTCGTTGCTGCAAAGGCAGCTACCGATGCCCAGTACCTTGCCTTGAAGACTGCGCAGGAAAACCAGTTCAATGAGCAGATGACAGCCGCTCAGTGGCAATTGCTCAGTCAACAAGGTCTGGGTTATGAAATGCTGACAAGCGCGGTGGATGCGTTTTCAGGTAATGCATCCAATGCGTTAACCGGGCTGATCACCGGAACGATGTCAGCGCAGGATGCTATGCGTTCGCTCGGGAATACGATGCTGAACAGCGTGGTCAATGCGCTGGTCCAGGTTGGGGTTGAGGCACTCAAAAACTTCATTATCGGTCAGACATTGGGCGCAGCGGCTACTGCTGCTGGAGCATCTCAGGCTGCAATATTGGCTACAGCTTGGGCTCCTGCCGCCGCCATGGCTAGCCTCGCTTCATTTGGGGCCAACTCAGTTCCTGCCATGACAGGAATTGCTTCAACGGTAGGCCTGGCACAGGGCCTTGCTTTAACCGGTATGCGTTACAATGGCGGCCCGGTGAATGCAGGAGGTCTTTATCAGGTCGGTGAGCGAGGGAAGCCGGAGATTTACCAGGCCAGTACCGGTAAGCAGTACATGATACCGGGCGACAACGGCAGGGTGATCAGCAACAAAGATATGACCGCAGGGGGCGGAGTTAGCGTCATAATCAACGTTCAGAATATGACGAGTGCCACATTTGACGCTCAAGCTACGAACAACGGGGATGGTACAATAACCGTGGATGCCATTATTGCTGACTTGAATAATGGAGGTCCTATATCGCAGGCTATCACTGGCAATACAACTGCGAAAAGAACACCTCGAGGTCAGTTATAAGGAGATATATGTGGTTATTGAGCCAAACGATGTGCAATCAATACCAACAGAGATAGGCAAGCCTCATAAGCTTTATCCAAACAGGGCAGTAGAGTTTGTCTTTACTCTAAAGGATGGCTCTACAATTAAAGGCATTGCTCCTGCTGGAGAGGATCTGGAATTTATTAATCATGGGGATATCGTTGACATTAAAATCAATGTTTACGAAGCACCGCCTGGTCCAAGATCCGTTGAATAATCAAACCCGCTTCGGCGGGTTTTTTAATGCCTGGAGCTTAGATGCCAATTATCGACTATCCCGACTGGCTGCCGCTGGCGCAGAAGGCCAGCAAAAACATGACTCTCGATACCGGGTTCCAGACCGATCAGCCAGCGGTCGGCCCGGCTATCTTCCAGAACCTTACTGACGACCTGAAAGTGACCTGGTCCCTGACGTGGATTTTCACCTTGGCTGAGGAACGAGCATTCCAGCAGTGGCTACGCAGCCCAAACTATCTCAACCGGGGCCTGAACTGGTTCAGGATGAATATCAATCTGGGCGGCAGTGGTCTCCAGTTGCAAGAGCTTCACTTCACGCAGATGCCGGTGCAAACCAGTATCGACGGCGGGGTGGTGACATGGACAGGAACCGTTATTGCCAACCATCTGTACAACGCCGATGACGAGTTCGACGACATCATTGTTGAGCTGCCGCCGCCGTGGGATTCGTGGCTGGATATCGTTGTCACGGGTTATCCGGACGGACGCGATCCGGAGAGTCTGCCTCGCGTTGATTAATTTTCATGCACAGGTAGCAAATGGTATAATAAATAAGCGCCTAGGGTAGCTCCCGAAAAGGCGGAACGTAGACCGCTCTGGCGCAACCATCATCTACGAAACCTGCTACGAGGTTTATATGAACTTAATTACTCCTCAATATCTATTTGAGTGTTTTGATTATAACAAAAATAATGGAGAGCTATTCTGGAAAGCTCGCCCCATTCACCACTTCAAAAGTGTAAAAGGTCAGCAAACTTTCAATGGGCAATTTGCCGGGAAAAAAGCTGGCAGATTAAATAATCGCGGTTATTTCAGGATTGCTATTAGTGGCAAGGAGATTCTAAACCACAGGATTGTTATAGCCTTGGAAACAGGCGTGATGCCTACAGACGAAGTGGACCATATCAATGGGATCAGGACAGATAACAGATACGAAAACTTACGAGTGGTTTCTCGCCAGGCAAATGCCAAAAACATGAAATTAAATATCAATAATACTAGTGGCATATCTGGCGTATCTTGGAATAAAAGAAGAGCAAAATGGAAAGCGGCGATCTGGATGAATTGCAATGAAATTCATCTCGGTTTCTTTGACTCTATTATTGACGCCTTTAATGCCAGGATAATCGCGGAGGTAAACTTCGGTTACCATAAAAATCATGGAAGGGTACAGCATGCCTACCTTCAGAGCTTATAAGCAGCAGCGCCCGACGCGCGGACTGTACGACACCATCACGTTCTACCATCCATCCTTCGGCTATGTCCGCCTGGTCGATAAGCAGTTCTTCCCGAAGACGCTTGGCGGCCAGACGTACACACCCGCCCGTTTTGAAATCGAAGAGAGCCAGCAGAGCGGTACGCCGGTGATCGACGCTACGGTGAAGTTAGGGCGTCTGTCGTCTGACATCAAAGCGCTGATGAAGCAGTGGAAGGGGGCGGACAGGCTGACAGCCATCACGGCCACGCGGCAGATATTCGACAGCGGAGACGTGTCGGTGCCGATTAAGTCGTGGCAGCTTTACGTCAAGACGGTGGACATCGATGCTGATGCCGCATCGGTCACTCTCTCCGTCACCAACCCTCTGAATAACAATATTGGTCGCCTTTATGATCCAGTCGAGTACACGGGACTTCAGTACCTCTGATTTTATCAGCAGGATGATCGGCGTGCCGTGGGCTAACCGGGCCTGTTCTTTCGAGAAAGTCGACTGCTGGGGATTGTGCGTGCTGTATTACCGGCACGTTCTCGGTATCGAGCTGCACCAAACTCCGGACTACGAAGCCGGGGCCGACTTCTTCACCTGCTATCAGGGCGACGTCGTCTTCTGGCGCCAGGCCGATAAGCCGGTCGAGGGCGGGATATTCGTTGGATACCGCGGCGCGCAACCGGCACACGTTGGCCTGGTACTGAACCGGCAGGTGCTGCACTCGCGTGGAGAGAACGGAAGCGTGCGCATGGACTCGTTACTGGTCATTCAGCGGGCATTCACCAAAGTGGAGTACTTTTCGTATGGCGCTGGTTGAGATATCGAATTTTCCGGGAACGCCTAAGCTGCGTTGTAGGGTGCCAAACGGCACCCTTTTTTATGACTGGCTGGCGGCCAATGACGCTACTTTCCACCGCGACCTGCTGATCGTCCGCAATGGTGTGAAGCTGGGCGACGATGACGAACTGGCGTTTGAGCTGAGTGAGCTGGACCACATCCAGATATTCGACCAGCCGAAGGGCATTGTCGGCGACATCCTGAGCCCGATTTTTAAAGTCGTTGGCCAGGTGTTTTCGTTCCTGGCGCCGAAGCCGGCAATCGCGAACAACGGCGGTAATACCGTCGACTCACCGAACAATAGCCTGACCGGTCAGACAAACACCGCGCGCGTCTACAAAGCCAAGCCGGATATCTACGGCCAAATCCGTTCGTTCCCGGATCTGATTCAGGAATCGGTATTTGAATACGTTCACCAGACGTCTACCGACGGAGGCCTGAAGTACGTCACAGAGTGGATGTGCATCGGGATCGGCAAATACGATTACGAGTCCGTGCGCTACTCAGAATCAAGCCTCGGTTCACTGGCCGGTGCCGAATTCCAGTTCTTCCAGCCTGGCGAAGTTATCCCGCAGATCGTTGAGGGGTACGGATTCGATGACGTTGACGGTCAGGAAGTTCCCGGTCAGAACGAAGCCAGCGACTTCCCGATCGAAACAGCAACGGCAAACACGGTCGTCAGCGGAACGTATTCCGGCGGCCAGATAGCGATGAAAATCGTTAAGCAGGCTGAGTTCGACTATTTCATGGGGCTGGTTCTGCCGCACGCGGTTACCTTCACCATCAACGTGACGTACAGCACCGCCTCCGGCAACGTTACTACCGATGCTACATTCTCCGGCACGCTGATTTCCGCGGTTGAAACAAACGACGGCGCGGTTGTTAACCCGGTGCGCTGGTACACGTTCACGATGAACCAGCTGGAGGGGCCGCAGGACATCCCGGCGAATGCCACGATCAACACCACGAAATTCGTCCTCAACGATAACGAGGCGCTGGTAGTGGGGCCGTTCTTTTCCCCGGTCGAGTCAACGCAGCTGTGGCTGCATACTCAGTCCAGCCTCGGCGGGAAGAAAGAGACCAACTGGAAGGTGGTTATCTGGAAGATCGACGACGAGTACAACCAAGTCCCTGGTACGCAGCAGACGTTTACATACAGGCAGACGACGCCGCATCAGTCGACGAGTGAGGTGTTTTATCGCACTGACAAGATCACTCCGACCGGCGGCTTCGGGAAGTACGCGGTCAGCTTCCAGCGCACGGACAACTCTGGCGACGCGTCACTTCTGAAGGTCGAAGAGATCCACAGCATTAACATCCGTACGAATGTCGTCCACCCGACCGACACGCTGGTGCGCGTAAAAGTCAGGGCGACGGAGAATGCCCTGGGCAGCCGTGAGCGCAAATACAACGCGCTGGTGACGCGCCACACCATCACATACGACCTCGACACGCAAACGGTGGATTACACGCTGCGGCCGTCGCGCTCGTTCGCTGATGCGGTGGCGCATACCTGGTTGATTATGGGTGAACAACCGGTAAGCAGTATTGACCTGTACGGTCTGTACTCTATTGCTGAGAGCCTGCCTGATGAACGGCTGGGCTACTTCGACTACACGTTCGACGACGAGAACGACTCGCTTGGCGACCGGGTGCAGGCGATCTGCAATGCGGCGTCGGTGGTGGCGTACTGGGATGACGGCGTGCTGACCTTCACTCGCGACCAGAAGGTTGACTATCCGGCTGCCGTATTCAACCGGGCCAACATGAAGACGGACGAGTACAAAATGACGTACGAAGCCACGTTGCCTGGTGGTTATGACGGTGTGCAGGTTTCCTACGTTCACCCGACCACGAACAACAAGACGTACATCAACTACCGCGTGCTGAACGGTGCCATCGTTGAGCAGGAAGCGGAAAACCCAAACAAGCTGAAGATCGTCGGCTTCCGTAATGAGTATCAGGCCCGGGAGCGAGCATTACGCGAAACCAAGCGCCTGATCTACTCGCGCGTGAAGATGAACGCCAAGGTGTTTGAGGACGGCATTATCCAGGTGGGTAGCGTCATCCAGATGCCAGACATCTACGACAGCAACCAGCAACAGGGTTACATCACCGGGCGCGCCGGTAATAACTTTGATACCAGCGAGCCGATCACGTTTACCGGTTCGATGTATGTGCTGGTGACAGACAGCCTGGGTAACCCGACGCTGCGCTATCCAGCGGCGGCGCGTGGCGACACGAAGTACGGATTCACCGCAGCAATACCCGATATTCAGCTCAACATCTGGAACGGAGACACTGTGCAGCTACCTTCGCGCTATCTCATTGCGACGGTTGAGGAGCTGGACAGTCAGCTATGGACGGTTAATAGCATCAAACCGAACACCGATAACACGGTATCTCTTACCGTCGCGGAATACAGCGACGCTATCTACGAATAAGCCCCATCCCAACAAACAACACCCGGCCTCGCGCCGGGTTTTTTATGGAATAAATATGGCTACGCAACCAACTCAAGATGCAGTACCAAGTGAATCACCTCGCGACTTGAAATTTAACGCGGGGAAAATTGACGAGTTCGTCACATCGATGGGGTGGACCTATACCGATCGCTTTGGTCAGAAGCACTACACCATTGAGGGCATCAACTATCTTTCCCAGCAGGCAATGGCCGCCTACGGTTACGTAATTCTTACAGGGAAAACTTTCACCACCGGCGCGACTATCAACAACCCTAATGAGGTGCTGCTGAACACCGCAGACGGCGAATATTACAAATGGACTGGTTCGTTTGCATCCGGCCCGAAAGTTGTTCCGGAAAACTCTACACCTGCCAGCACTGGCGGCATTGCGCCTGGTGCATGGATTGGGGTTGGTGATTCTTCATTGCGTGCTTCGCTGGCGGCTACAAGCGGAGCTGGCCTGGTGGGGATTTCGGTGGGCTCTGTCTATCCTGCCGGTACAGTCGGTTCTGCCATTCAATACCGCACCCCTCAGATGTATGGTATTGAACCAAGCACCACAAACATCATTGGCTCCGCTCTGGATGCTATGTTTGCCGCGGGAGGGGATATTCGTTTCGAGAAGCCTGGTACATATATCACTGATAGAACATGGGTGCTTAGAAGCGGAACCCGCTTGTGGATTGGTCCTGGAGTAACGATAAAACTTGCTAACGGCTCAAATGTACCTGTTTTCAAGAACTATTCATACGCAAATAGCTCAGCCGTAGATGCGTATATCGAGATCTGGGGTTCAGGAACAATCGATTATAATGGGGCCAATCAGACTGTTGTCGGCCTTGGATCGATGGCGTCAATCCTTAAAGGAATAACCAGCCTAAAAATTGGTGGTGGTATAAAGGTTATTGGCGCTAACAAATATGCATGGCTGGTCTGTAATGTCACATACTTAACTGCTGTTGGATTGAATTTCGACACCAATAGTGATGGACTGCACTGCCAGCCACCAATCCGCCATGCCTACATTCGGAACCTTAAGGGTAAAACTGGCGATGATATGCTGGCTTTTACTATTGGTGACTATGCAAATTACAATATAAGTGAGCCTGGTGATTTTTCTGATGTAGACGCTGAAGGGTTATTTTGTAATTACGCTCATTGCGCAGTAAAGATTACAGGAGATGGAACTGGTAACTTTGTTCGCTTCCGCATCTCAGGAATTTATGGAGATACTGAACAGTGTGTTGTTCGAGTTTGGGGCGATGCAAACTTAACAAAGACGGTTGTTAAAAACCTGACCATCGAAAACATCTTTGCTAAGCCAGGTAGCACTGGGTCAGAATTCGCAGCAATTGAGATTAATGACAGGGGGTTTGGTACCTCTGGGTATAGCATTGAAGTTGATACGTTCTTGATCAGAAACTTACGCTCACAAAACGATGCACAGCAATCCGTCTATTTCGCTGGCACCTTCGGCTCGGTAATACACGATTTAGTTATAGACGGCTTGCCGCGCTCTGCGTTCGCCATATTTGGCGTAAATAACGCGTCAACATTAGCCGTAGATAACCTGACAATCAAGAATGGTAATATAATTTTCCAGGATAATGCCAACTCTGCCGTTGTTGTGAATCGTGGCACAATAACAAATATGAACATTGAAAATGTTGCATGTAATTTTGTAAGTACAAACAATGGTCAAATAGCTCGGTTAATAGCAGGTTGCACCGTAACACGCGCAAACTGGGTTAATGTGTATCAGCTACGCGGCCAGCGTGGGTGGAACCATATCACATCTGCTATGACTGGCGGCACTGAGCTAAACTTGACAAATTACACTTGTGACGGCGAAGGCCGTATCGCACAGGTTACTGGTTCAACTCTATCGGTGAGAATGTCTAACTGTCGCCGTATTAACGATACCGGCGCTCAGACCGCATTCTTTGCAAGTGGTGGAGCAATTACGTTGTCTGGTAGTCTGGAAACCGGGTTTAACACTATCGGCACAAACTCTGGCGGTGTTATCAAAACAACGGCAGGCGTTCACAATATCCCATGTAACGTTGATCTTCTCACATCCGTAGATGGTGCGAGCGTGCATAACCTGAATACCTCTCTTTCATGTGGGGCTGGAAGGGTGTTGGTGCAAACCAAGGTATGGAAAAACCTTTTCTCTGGGGCTACATATACCAGCAGCATTTGATGGACAGGTCACAGGGATGTGATTATCGTTTGATAAGATAGGCAAAGATTTGTAGCATCAACTGACGATTCTTAATCAGGTGATTATAAAATGCGCAACAATGCATTGGATGCAGCGAAACTCCTTGCTTGTTTCTTTATCATAGTGGTTCATGTGGGTAATTTCCCAGAAATGCCACAACCTTTTGGTGAACTGTTCCGTGCATCCTCAAGATGGGCGCTACCTTTCTTCTTTCTTGCCTCTGGTTACCTGATGGGAACCTCTGCGCATGATGACATTGGTAAAAAGCTTAATAAGTTGGTTAGCATTCTTTTCTGGTCATCCATGTTATACATTCCTATTTTGTATAGAATGATGCAGGGTGATATATGGCGGATTATTGGTAAAGTTGTATCTAATGACGCCCTTCACGGCGGAACATTCTTCCACTTGTGGTTTTTAAATGCATTAATACTTGGCGTTATATTGACAAATTATTTTATAAAAAATGTAAGCATTAAGATATCGTTGTTTATATCAACAGCAATTTTGTTGGCGTGCTGGTACGGTGATTTGGTCAAGTCACTTCATTATGATATTTATATATTTTATGCATTGAGAACATTGATCGCGTTTTCGCTTGTTTATCTTGGGTGGTTCTTTGCTAAAAGTGGAATATTAAATAATATATCAACAAGAGTCTCTACGTCTGCAATATTTCTTGGTATAGTATTAATGGTCGTCGAGGTATACGGATTTGGTCAACTATTTAATGCCGACATGGTAGAAAGGCAATTTCCTCTGTTAGCTGCTCCGGTAAGTGTGGCATTGCTGAGCTTATGCGTGAATAAAAATATTGGTGATAATATTTTCTCTAAACTTGGCAGAGACTATTCACTGGGGGTATATCTTTTGCATCCATTCATTCTTTACATACTGACACATGATGTCGGGCCATATATAGGAAATAATTCGATGCTAAAGCTACTGATTAGTTTTAGCTCATCTATCATCATACTGATGATAGTTAAGAGAATATTTCCAATAGCGTACAGGAAGCTTAATGGAATAGGTGTGAAGTAATCTTCCTCGCAGCCCACTTCGGTGGGCTTTGCTCAAATAAATTCCCTGCCTCTTCATCCACTTACCAATCAGCTTACTCGTCTCGCTTGATCTGCGCCCATGAAAGATAATACTGTATGTACATACAGTTAATTGTGAGGTGTTTATGCCACGCACAGCAGACATTCATGCCGCACCCGTTGCGCATGCAGAGCCTTTCCTTCCTCCTTCTGCAAGCATTGTCGAAACGCAGGAAGGCTATGATGTCGTTGATAAGGCAGCTCTAATCAGACGGGGAGAAACATTGCTCATCTGGTTTTGCGGACGCCAGCAACATGCGTACTGGGCCGGTGATGCACTGATCACTGATGATGGTGAAGCCATTGAAGGCGAGGCGCTGGATGACGTTCGCCTTGTTGGCGTGGTCACGCATACCATTAGCCCGGTATGGGTAGACGACAATCCGGTGATGTGATGTTTGCCCTTGTAGATGTGAATTCGTTTTATGCGAGCTGCGAAACGGTATTCAGGCCGGACCTGTGGGGGAAGCCGGTTGTCGTACTCTCGAATAATGACGGCTGCGTGATTGCCCGATCGGCGGAGGCCAAAAAGCTCAGTATTAAAATGGGCGATCCGTACTTCAAGTGTAAAGACTACTTCCGGCAGCAGGGCGTGGTTTGCTTCAGTTCAAACTACGAACTCTACGCCGACATGAGTAACCGGGTTATGACAACGCTGGAGGAAATGAGCCCTCGCGTCGAAATTTACAGCATTGACGAGGCCTTTTGTGACCTGACCGGAGTAAGGAACTGCCGGGACCTGACTGAATTTGGGAAAGAAATCCGTGCGACGATATTACAGCGGACACATCTCACAGTCGGAGTCGGCATAGCCCAGACCAAGACGCTGGCGAAGCTGGCCAATCATGCTGCGAAAAAATGGCAACGGCAGACTGGCGGGGTGGTTGACCTCTCAAACGTCGACCGGCAGCGCAGGTTAATGGCACTGGTGCCGGTAGAGGATGTCTGGGGCGTTGGCCGGCGCATCAGCAAGAAGCTGAACGCTATGGGCATCAAAACGGCACTGGACCTCTCAGAACAAAGCACGTGGATTATCCGCAAGCACTTCAATGTCGTGCTGGAGCGAACCGTCCGGGAACTGCGCGGCGAGCCATGCCTGGATCTGGAGGAGTTCGCGCCGGTGAAGCAGGAAATTGTATGCAGCCGATCTTTTGGCGAACGCATTACTGACTATGAGCAAATGCGGCAGGCTATTTGCAGCTACGCGGCCCGTGGTGCTGAAAAGCTTCGCGGCGAGCACCAGTATTGCCGTTTTATATCCGCCTTCATTAAGACCTCTCCGTTTGCCCTTAATGAGCCGTATTACGGAAACAGCGCATCGGTAAGGCTGCTCACGCCAACGCAGGACAGCAGAGACATCATCAACGCCGCGGTAAAGTGTCTGGATAAAATCTGGAAGGACGGTCACCGGTACCAGAAAGCGGGTGTCATGCTGGGCGACTTCTTCAGCCAGGGCGTGGCCCAGCTCAACCTTTTCGATGACAGTGCACCTCGAGCTGGTAGTGAGAAGTTAATGGAAGTACTGGATCACCTGAATGCAAAGGACGGAAAGGGAACGCTCTATTTTGCTGGACAGGGAATACAGCAGCAGTGGCAGATGAAGCGAGAAATGCTGTCGCCTCGATACACTACGAGATTTTCAGATTTGCCTGTTGTCCGATAA